CAGCGTGATTTTTTTTGTTTCTATTGTTTGTTACCAAAGAACTTTAGAACAAAAGTAACAAATTTAATTCAATGGTCGGCAGTGCGAAGAATACAATACCCGAAAGGGAAATAATTCCGCCTGACTGTTTACAGGTTTTGAGCTGCCGACCGCCCGATTTATCGGGATTTCTCTCAAAAGGAATAAACAGATGACTACTCAAATTTCAACTCAAACAATCTCTTTCTACGGTTCAGAACTTATCACTCTCAAAGTCGAAGATGTTATCTACACAGCTGTTAAACCTATCGTTGAAGCTATGGGGTTAGACTGGGGCGGACAACAGCAAAAGCTAAGTAAATCAGGTGGTAAATTCGGGTGTAGAGATATCTCTATGCCTACAAATGGCGGGTTACAAAAAATGATCTGTATGCCACTTAAAAAACTCAATGGCTGGTTATTTAGCATTAACCCTGAAAAAGTTCGTCCCGATCTGAAAGATCGTGTAATTCAGTATCAAGAAGAATGTTTTGAAGCTCTCTACAATTACTGGCACTTTGGCAAAGCCGAACGCAAAACAACCACAGACGAACGCACAGGCTTACGACAAGCAGTCAGTGCTTTAGTCAGTAAAAAAGGTTTAATCTATTCTGATGCCTACTCACTTATTCATCAGCGTTTTAATGTTGAGCATATTGACGAGCTAACCCCTGAACAAGTCGGAATGGCGGTGGAGTATGTTCACAAAATTTATCTTGAAGGTGAGTTGATTATTGATGAGCCAAAACAGAATATTGCTACACCAAATGATGAGGCAGTAAGGATCGCCAAATATCTTGTAAGAGCAAGAGCTTTTGCAAAAGAAGTAGAGGTTTTCCATCGTAAACTGTACAAAGATTTAGGCATTCCTCGCTATGTTAAAAACGATATTGCAGGAAAAGCCTACGACATCGCACACGAATTTAACGTATGGCTTGACCCTTTTATTGAACAAGTCTTACCCCAGCTTAATCAACAACGATTAGCAAGATTTTAAGCAAAAATTTAAACAAAACCGACCGCTTGTGACCTAGCGTTGCAAGTGGCTTTTGGCGTGATTGTTCAAAAAGTGATTGACAGGTGGCGCAGAAAGTTATATATTTCAGCTATGCTTGCAACTCGTACAAGCGAGAGAAAGCGAAATAATTTTACAGCCCTGAGCAGAAATGCTTGGGTTTTTTTGTTTGGGGGAAGGGATGGAAATTACATTAGGCGATAAAATTAAAATCAATGGCGAAGAAGTGCCAGAGTATTTGCTCAAGGCACTTCGAGATAATGTCAATGTTTTATATCCTCCAAGTCCATTTGAGTGTAATGGTAAAATTATCGCTTCTAGTATAGATGTGAATAAATTCAACGTTTTACAAAGCCATATTCAGCCGAGTGTTTGACACAAGGGTACAGTAATTCAACAATTTTATGCGTTAGCTCTTCATTGCGAGCATTCATAAAAGCGTGAACTAATTCTTCTAAATATGCCCCTACTTGAGATTCATAAGAAAGAGTAGATGATTCTACTACATTAAGATAGATGAAATTTCTTATGTGAAGATGTAGTGCTGGTTGTGGGATGTAGTATGAAAAAGGTATTCCATCAATGTCAACTTGCATTTGTCTCGAACCAAAAATTAAAACTACCTTTTTGTTAATGTGGCAGTGAGAGTTTATAATATCTACAGCTGTTATAAACGCCTTAATTGCTGTTTGATATTGTTCATTATCTTCAAACTCCATTGATTCTATTTCAAAAAATGATCTTATAGGATATGGAATAGAATTAATAATTGTATTATGGTCAATCATTTTAAACCTCTGCTAGTTTATTTGTTGGGGAACAATATTCTAGCAGATTTTTTAACCAAGCTCAGTCTTTACGGACTGGGCTTTTTTATTGCCTGAAAAGAGGGCTAAGGTATGAAAAATGCTATGAGAGATGCAGGAATGCAGAGCTATGCATGGACTGGGCTTACAGGTTGGTTAGCATGGTTAGGCGATCAACAAAATTTAATGTTCATTAGTTTGGCTCTAGGGATTGTTACAGCGTTAGTTAATATGTACTCAAAATGCCGAGAAGGGAAAATAAAAAGACGCCAAGAAGAAAGAGCTGAAGAAAAGCATAAAGCAGAGATGCGCCACCTTGAAGAAATGCATCAGATACGTAAACAACAACTCTCGAGAGGATTAAGAGATGAGCCGAATAAAAACATTAAGTAAAGTTGGCGGTGGGGTTTGTGCTGTCAGTGCCATTATTGCGGTATTAAATACAGATTTTCACAGTCAATTTCGTACAAGTCAGCAAGGGCTTGAGATTATCGGCGATGCAGAAGGTTGTAAACGTGAGCCTTATTTGTGTCCTGCAAATGTGCTTACTGTTGGTATTGGTTCAACGGAAGCGTCAAGCGGTAAGATTGAAAGAAAAGTTTACACAGACAAAGAGATTGCAGAACGGTGGTTGGTTGATATTCAGCACGCAGAAAAATGTGTGAACCGTTACGCAAACGGTTGGAATATTCCGCAGTCGGTGTTTGATGTTGCTACTTCGCTGACGTTTAATGCTGGGTGTGGCACCGTGAGTAAATCGACGTTCTTTCGTAAAATCAAATCAGGCGATTATATCGGTGCGTGTAATGAGTTGCCTAAGTGGGTTTATTCAGGTGGCAAGAAGTTACGAGGGTTAGAAATCCGTCGTGAGAAAGAGAAGGCGTTATGTTTAGCTGGGTTAATAAAATCTTAATGGCATTGATTTTGGGCTTGTGTGCGTGGTTGTGGGGTCAGTCACAGAGGATAAGTGCATTAACAGCCGAGAACCAGACGCAAGCCCAAACCATTGAGCAACAGCAAGAAGCAAACAATAAGCTGACAATGCAACTGCAACAAGAGCGACAAGCGGTGGAATATCAGCAAAGTATTGCAAATAAACTACGAAAGCAGGTGGAGCAGAGTAATGAACAGATTAAATCTATTTTACAGAAAGAGCCGTGTGGCGTTACTGCTTTGCCTCGTTCTGTTGTCGATGAGCTTAAGCGGTTGCACAGCAAAGACAAAGATTGAGTATTTATATCCACCGCAAGCCTTTTTAGTGCAGTGTGAGCGGTCAGAATTTAGTGGCACGACCTATGGTGATGCTATCGAGTATCTCGTTAAGGTGATGGGAGAGCGTGACTTGTGTGCGGGTCAGATTGATAGCATTAGAGAGTGGCAAGCACGAACTAAGCAAGGGTTTAAATAGCTGATTAACGTTTGTGTCACGGTAGAGAGCGGTCAGATGATCGCTCTTTTATTTTGTGTAAATTAAATGCTACATAATTTGCGTATGGTTTTGGGGTTGTTGGATAAATTCCCGAGAAAATACGCAAGTGATGTAAATCAAATACAACAAAATCTAAAAATAAAAAGGTACTCCCGACGGGGTGGGGCTTTCCACGGGGTTGCGGGCTCGCGGTTTTCGGCAGTTTTTTGGGTTTCTAGGCATCATCATCTTTCATTTTAATTTCGCACTTTAGGTGCGATTTTTGTTTTAGGCGGTTTGAAGGTTTTAGCGAAATGGAAAATTTACACGAACTAAAATTAAATATAAATCAGATCGCCGAAGTCACGGGATTACATAGGCAGACAGTATCTCAACGAGTAGCTGGATTAACACCTTCTTTGGGTAGTAATAGCAAATTAAAACTCTATTCCTTGCGCGATCTCATTTTGACAGGCTTAACAGAAAAAATGTCGGCAGATGTTGATAGTTTAAGTCCTAATGATCGTCGTGCTTTTTGGCAAGCTGAAAATGAACGCTTGAAGTACGAGCGAGAAACTCGAGAGCTCATTCCAGCTTTTGAAGTATCGCAAGAAATGAGTATTTTAGCAAAAGCCGTGGTGCAAACTCTTGAAACTCTCCCTGATATTTTAGAGCGAGATTGTGGGTTACAACCAAAAGATCTCATTAGAGTGCAACAAGTGATTGATGATATTCGAGATCAAATGGCACTACATATTCAACAGACGAGCGAGGATGAATAATGTTTGCAAGTGCAAAAGAAATTCGTTGTGATATTGCAAATGCCATTAAAGCACCGCGCCGGATGAAAGTATCTGAAGCTGTTGCAGAATATATGAGAGTGCCTGTTGGTGGTGGAAACTCTGTAAAATGGGATAAGCACACAGCCGCCTATATGCTTGAGCCGATGGACTGTTTAAACAGCCGTGAATATGATGCAGTTGTCTTTGTTGGCCCTGCCCGAACAGGGAAAACCATAGGCTTAATTGACGGTTGGATCACTTATTCCATCATTTGCGACCCTTCCGACTTCTTACTGGTGCAACTCACCCAAGAAAAAGCCAGCGAACACAGCCGAAAAAGATTAGATCGCACTTTCCGCTGTTCGCCTGAAATTGCGAAACGGCTCAGCCCACGCAAAAACGACAACAACGTCCACGATAAATACTTCAGAGCGGGCAACTTGCTCAAAATCGGCTGGCCGTCAATCAACGTACTGTCATCTTCCGATTACAAATATGTTGCACTAACCGATTACGACCGTTGGCCCGATGATATTGACGGCGAAGGGGACGGCTTTTCCCTAGCGTCTAAGCGTACAACCACCTTTATGTCTGCTGGAATGACACTGGTTGAAAGCTCCCCTGGTAAAGACATTGTAGATATTAAATACGTCCCGAAAAGTAGCCACGAAGCACCACCAACAACAGGGATTTTGAGTTTATATAATCGCGGAGATCGTAGACGGTTTTACTGGCAATGCCCTGAATGTTCGGAATATTTCGAGCCCTCAATGGCAAATATGGTGGATTTCAGGGACGAACCTGATTTTGTGACCGCGAGTGAAAAGGCACGACTACAATGCCCACACTGCTTACACAAAATTCCGCCTGAAATGAAACGAGAGCTAAACATCAATGGTGTATGGCTTAAAGAAGGGCAAAAAATTGATGCAAGCGGTCAGATTTTGGGAGATGGTCGCAAATCACGCATTGCTTCCTTTTGGTTAGAAGGACCTGCTGCAGCTTATCAAACGTGGGCTCAGCTAACTTATAAACTACTTACTGCGGAACAAGAATATGATTTAACAGGTAGTGAAGAAACCTTAAAAGCGGTTATTAACACCGACTGGGGATTGCCCTATCTGCCCCGTTCTGCTTTGGAACAACGCCGAGCAGATGAACTAATGGAACGCAGAGAAGAACTCAAAGAGAAAACCGTACCACCACAGTGTCGCTTCTTAATTGCTGCCGTGGACGTACAGGGCGGACGAAACCGCCGCTTTGTGGTACAAATTGTCGGCTATGGTGAAAATGGTGAACGCTGGCTGATTGACCGCTACAACATCTCGCACACATTACCAGATGAAGACGGAGTTGTTGAAAAAATCGATCCACGTTTACCTGATGATTGGCATATTCTGATCAGCGATGTACTTGAAAAACAGTACCCATTATCAACCCACGACAACCGCCTAATGCCGATTTTAGCAATGGCGGTAGATAGTGGGGGTGAAGAGGGGGTAACCGACAATGCTTATAAATTTTGGCGAAAATGTCGCCGAGATGGATTAGCGAAAAAGGTCTATTTGGTTAAGGGCGACAGCACCAAACGGCAAAAGCTGATCACAAAAAGTTATCCTGACAACACAACACGAAGCGACCGACACTCATCTGCTCGAGGAGATGTTCCCCTATATTTACTCCAAACAGACCAACTCAAAGACCGTATCAGCAATGCACTTGCGAAAACCAGTCAAGGTTCGAATTACATTCACTTTCCAGATTGGATAGGACAATGGTTTTTTGATGAACTGGTTTACGAAGAGCGAGGAGCTGACGGCAAATGGTTCAAACCAGGTAAAGGCAATAACGAAGCCTTAGACTTATTTTGTTACGCTCACGCTATTGCGATACTAAGAGGGTATGAGCGGATTAAATGGGGAGATGAACGCAATATACCCGAATGGGCAAGATTGCCTGAACTAAATCCGAATATTATTAACCTTGAAGCCCCACACAACGAGCAGGCACAAGCGGTCAGCGTTGAAGAAAAGTTCACACCGCTTATCCCAAATACTCAGCCTGAAAAGCCAAAATCCACGACACAACAACGTTGGTTAAGTGGTGGCGTACGAAAAACAGGAGGCTGGCTTTAATTCCAGAACAGCTTTAAATCGTGAGTTTATGAGTCTGTAATAAGGTAGGATTGTTGCGGTAATACAACCCGATCAGAAATGGTCGGGTTTTTTATTGCCTGTAAGATAGAGATGTACACTCGACAAGTAGCGTTTGTGTCTCCCACTCGCTATTTCTTACAGGTTTCTTTTTAGTTGGAATAAACTAGGAGACATTTATGCAAGCATTAAAAGCGAAATTTTTATTTACAGCTAACCGTTGGGGGAACAATGCGATTAGACCAAATCCAACAGATGATCGACAAATATGTCGAAGCCGAATTAGCGGTATTAGAGGGAAAAAGTATCACCTTTAATGGGCGTAATGTCACCCGCGAAAACCTTGCAGAAATCCGTAAAGGTCGGGAGTATTGGGAAGAGCGTTTAAGCAAAGTACAACGCCAACAAGCACATCAAAATGCTAGCGGACGTTTTAAATTGGTGAGGTTTTAAATGAATTTATTTGAAAAAACAATTGCTAAAATCTCACCCAAATGGGCAGCAGAAAGAGCAAAACACCGACTGGTACTCAATGCGTATGAAGCAGCAAAACCCAGCCGATTGCATAAAGCTATCCGAGAAAATCAAGGTGCAAATACTGCAGTTAGACACAGTGCGGTTAGTCTGCGTGAGCAAGCAAGAGCATTAGATCAAAATCACGATATTGTGATCGGCATTTTGGATAAATTGGAAGAGCGTGTGATTGGTTCAAAGGGCATTTATGTTGAACCACAGCCCCTTGATTTAGCTGGAAATGTGAATGAAGCTCTAGCAAATGATATTCGTCGCAAATGGGCAGAATGGTCTATAAGACCTGAAGTGACAGGGCGTTTCACTCGTCCACAACTTGAACGAATGTTACTGCGGACTTGGTTGCGAGATGGCGAAGTCTTTGTCCATCTTGTATTAGGTAAAGTGACTGGTTTGAAACACGCTACGTCTATTCCTTTTTCTTTAGAAGCCTTAGAGCCTGATTTTGTTCCGATGAATAGCAATGAACAAGATCAGAATTTAGTACAAGGGATTTATCTCAACGCATGGCGAAAACCAACGGGTTATCAAGTCTATTTTGATAATCCACAAGAAGATAACCGCACTTATGGACGAGTAAAAACCGTGCCTGCGGAAAATATGCTTCATCTTGCGTTAGTAAAACGAATACATCAATTGCGGGGCGTTTCACTTTTTCACGGTGTAATTGTTCGCCTTGCCGATTTGAAAGATTATGAAGAAAGTGAACGTGTTGCCGCACGAATTGCTGCAGCCTTAACGATGTACATCAAAAAAGGCGACCCTGCGTTGTTCGATCCTGATGATGTCAGTCAAGGAAATCGTTATTTTGATATTGCACCAGGACAAGTCGTGGACGATTTAAAACCAGGTGAAGATATTGGGCTGATCAATTCTAATCGTCCAAATACTAACCTAGAGAGTTTTCGAAATGGGCAACTTCGGGCTACGGCCGCAGGGACACGCTCAAGTTATTCCAGCATTGCCAGAGATTACAACGGTACTTACTCAAGCCAACGCCAAGAGCTAGTGGAAAGTTTTGAAGGCTATGCGGTACTGCAAGATCATTTCGTTGCCAGTATATCACGCCCGATTTACCGAGAATGGCTCAGAATGGCGATAGCATCAGGGGAAATTGAAATTAGCCCTGATATTGATCTGAACAGTGTCTATAACGCCGTGTATTCAGGCCCTGTGATGCCGTGGATTGATCCTGTGAAAGAAACGGAAGCGTGGCGACGTCGAATTGTTGGTGGGATATCTACTGAAAGCGAAGCAATCCGAGCCAGTGGCAACAATCCTGCCGAAGTGAAACGCCGACGAATTGTGGAAGTGGAAGAAAACCGTAAGCACGGGTTGAAATTTGATACCGATTTAACGAATACGCAAGTTCACACTGAAAATGTAGTAACGGAAAAGACAGAAGAACCAAACTAAAAACAAACCCCGAAGCGTTTGCAGCACTTCGGGGTTTTTCATATCCACTTAAAGCACTAAGGGGACATAAATTTAAATGATAATAAACGATTTACCTTGCGATTTCTAGGAGTATTTCTAATGGAAACATTAAATATCAGCGGAACAGAATTACGCAAAACGATTTGGGCGGTAGTGCTGGGTATCGCATTACTTAAATTAACAGATGCGGTACTTGCGTTGTTACCGCTTTTTATTCGATAGGTGATAACAAATGAGCTGGTATCAAATCAAAGCCAAATCAAAAGAGAAAGCCGAAATTTCCATTATGGACGAAATTGGCGGTTGGGGTATCTCCGCACAACAATTTGCGAAAGATCTCAAAAATCTAGGCGACCTCAAGCATATTGACTTACATATTCATTCCCCTGGGGGAAGTGTGTTTGACGGCATTGCTATTTACAATCTATTAAAAAATCACCCAGCCAGTAAGACCGTCTATATTGACGGTCTTGCTGCATCTATGGCCTCTGTTATTGCAATGGTTGGTGACCCAGTGATTATGCCTAAAAATGCAATGATGATGATCCATAAACCTTGGGGTATTCAAGGCGGTGATGCGGAAGATATGCGTAAATATGCCGATCTTCTCGACAAAATCGAAAATACCCTTATTCCTGCGTATACAGAAAAAACAGGGAAATCCCCAGAAGAACTGGCAGAAATGCTAAAAGAAGAAACGTGGCTCACAGGCGAAGAGTGTGTAGAGCAAGGTTTCGCAGACAAACTCGCCGAGCCTGTTAAGGCAATGGCTTCAATTACCTCTCAACGAATGAAGGAGTTTAAATCTATGCCAAATGCATTAAAAACCTTACTTGAGCCAAAAGCCCAAGCGAAAACAACAGTAGAACCGCAAGCGGTTGTTTCTGAACAGACCTTTACTAAAGAAGAACCAAAAACTCAAACGGAGCAACCTAAAGCACAAGTGCCACAATCCGATCCGTTAGCAACATTAGCGGAACGTAACGCCAAAATTAAAGCGACTTTTGCTAACTTCGGCGGACGTTTTGACAGCTTAATGGCGGAGTGTTTAGGTGATTTAACAATGAGTGCTGAACAAGCTAAAGATCGCTTATTGGCTGAATTAGGTAAAGACACTCAACCGCTTGCTAACACCCATATTCATGTGTCAAACGGTAATATCGTGGGTGACAGTATGAAAGCTGCGTTAATTCATCGTGGCGGTGGCGAAAAAGCGGAAAAAGACAACCCATACGCAGGAATGACCTTGCGTGAAATGGCTCGTGCGTCTTTGGTCGATCGTGGTGTGGGTTTAAGTGGTATGAACGCAATGCAAATTGTCGGACAAGCTTTTACCCATTCAAGTAGCGATTTTGGCTCTATTTTGCTTGATGTAGCCCATAAATCCATCATTAAAGGCTGGCAAGAACACGTTGAAGATTTTGATAAGTTCACCACAAAAGGCACATTAACAGACTTCCGTCCTGCTCATCGTGTGGGAATGGGGAGCTTCGATCAGCTTGATTTATTACCTGAAGGGGCAGAATACACCTACGCCACCTTAACCGACACGCAAACCCAAATTGCGTTAGCGACTTACGGTAAAGCATTCAGTATCACTCGCCAAGCGATTATCAATGACGATATGGGAATGCTTACCAAAATTCCATACAAATTAGGTCAAGCGGCAAAAGCAACCATTGCGAATTTGATTTTTGCGACCATTACAGGCAACGGTAAATTAGCCGACGGTAAGCCATTGTTTGATAAAGCTCACGGCAACTTACTGGATAATGGTGCATTTGGTTTAAATACATTAGATAAAGCGATCCAAATGATGAACGCTCACAAATCCTTTGACGGCAAAACGCAGTTATTGATTGAACCAGATTATTTGTTAGTTCCGACCGCACTTCATACTCGGGCAAAACAAATCTTAGGGTCAAGTTCTGTTGAAGGTGCAGATGCAAACTCAGGCATTATCAATCCATTGCAAAACATTGTACCGATTGCGAAATCGCAACGCTTACAAGCAGTCAGTCCGACGGATTGGTATCTCATCAATAAAGAAGCAATTGAAGTTTCTTACCTTGACGGCGTAGAAACCCCATTCATCGACCAAATGGAAGGCTTTAACACCGACGGTATTGCAACCAAAGTGCGTATTGATGCAGGTGTTAATGTCATTGATTACCGTGGCTTGTTAAAAGCAACAGCGTAGAAAAAAGCCTCGAGTTACCTGAATAACTCGGGGCTTTAACAGCTTTTATCAGAGCTATCACAAATTTTATCTCAATTATTTATTAACAAGGGGCTTTTTATGGCAACGAATTTTATTGAAGTAGGCGAAGCAATCAAAATCAAAGCGAAAACCGCAATCAAAGGTGGTGAATTAGTTATGACAGGTGATTTAGCTGGGATTGCTATTGCAGATATTGCCAAAGACGAGATCGGGGCATTGTCTGTGATCGGAGTATGGCAAGTTAAAGCAAAAAGCGATGAAGCGATTGCTCAAGGTGACAAACTTTACTGGGATACTTCTGCAAAAGAAGCGACCAAGACAGCAGGCTCACATAAATATATCGGTATTGCGTGGTCAGACTCGCCGAATTTAACGGCAGTAGTGACGGTGAAACTCAATGCCTAGCTTATTCGAACAAGCCTTTGCTAAAGCGGATAGCGTGATTGAACGTACAATGATGTCGGAATGGCTGATTAACGGCAAGCCATATCCAGCCACCTATGACGAAGCCCCTCATATTATGGAGGGGCTTCACGTTTGGGACGAACAAGCCTTAAACGGCACATTACGCACACTCACGCTGTTTCGCTCATCAGGCTATAAACCACGGTTAGATCACAAAGTGGTACAAGGTGAGAAAAAATACCTTGTCAAATCTTACCATTTTGTCGATCAGATGATTGTATTACAGTTGGAGTAATCAATGGGTGTTAAGATAACGGGATTAAAAGAGTTGGAAGCAAATATCCAACAGCTAGTCAGACAAAAAATACCGACTGCGACAGCGAAGGCGATTAAGACTGTGGGCAAACAAGCGATGCGAAAAGCAACAAAGTCTGTGGCTCAACAGATTGGCGTACCTGTCAAAACGGTGCGTGGACGAGCCAAAATGACTAAAGAGCCGACCAAACAAAGCCCCAAAGCCATCATTCGAGTAAACCGCACCCATATGCCATTAATTCGGGTATTAGAGGGCAAGCGTAATCGGATCGTGGCAAGCTCAGGTGTGTTGCGTGTTGGTCGTCATTCTGTCGCTAGAGGTTTTAAACAAACCTTAAAAAACGGACGTACGCATATTATGTTTCGCCAAGGTAAACAACGCTACGGTATTGATGTGGCGAAAGTCCCGTTATCTACACCGCTTACTCAAGCGTTTAATCAGGAATTGTCTCAATATCCTGAGCAAATGAAACAAGAGCTGATCAACCAACTGACCTTTGTCTTTAGGAGAAAATAATGCGTATCCACACTCAAATCCGCTCTGAAGTTGTTGAATTGTTGGAACAACAGATTAGCGATGTAGAGCATTACTACAACGGCAGACCAACGTTTATCGACATTGACGAAGAGCAAAAAGCGATAGCCGTCTTTTTAGACGAAGCCTATTGCCACAGTATCACAAATTGCGATGAACAGTGGCAAGCACAGCTCAATATCGCCATCTATATAAAGTCTATCGACAATGGCGAAAGCGAATTAGACGAGATTGCCCAACAAATTGCCGAGGTAATGCAGACCACACAATCAGGCACTGGGTTTGAACATATCGACAACCTTGAGCTATCGCAATATAGCTACGAACAAGACCAGCAACAGCGGACTTGGTACGTTGCAAACCTTATTTTTAACATTGAATATCAACGAGAAGGAGTGTAATTATGGCGGGAAAAACCACCAAATTCCAAGGCACGAAGTTTTATATTGGCACAGGTGTCGAAACGGAAAAGAATATTACGGCGTGTACCGTTACCCCGAATGCGACCATCACGGTTGCATCACACGGTTTCAAGGCTGGTGATGCCATTACGATCACGGGGTTGGGGAGTTTAGACGGCACTTACCCAATTAAAGCCGTTGATAACGGCACACCAGGGCTTATCACTTTAGCTGATGAGGTAGATTGGACAGCTCAAGATAAACCGACAGTCTTTACACAAGCTAAAGTCGCTCGAGTACAGTGGTCAGATAATTTCTGTGCGATCAAAAACATTGAACGTTCAGAAGATACCTTAACGGAAGAAGATGTTACCACGATGTGCGATGAAGGAACGGTTACTGAACCTGGTGAAATTGAATTTGGTTCAACCAAATTAACGTTCTATGCAAAACCTTCAACAGCGATGCAATTACTTTTGCGTAAGAAGTTTTTTGCTAAAGAGAGCTTTCCATACAAACTGATTTTTACCAACAATCAAGGCACAATGTACGGCAATGGCTTTGTACAGTCTGGTAACAACTACTCAGGCGAAGTGAAAGGTAACTTTGAAAGCGGTGCAACCATTAAGCACACCAAACGGGATTATCATTTGCCGGTGACAGCATAGTTGTAAAAAATTGGCGATAACTGACCGCTTGTAAAAACAGCAAACCCCGAACGACTGCAATCGCTCGGGGTTCTTTTATTCCAACTTCCTAACCAAGAAGGAACAAATCTTGAACATTATAGAAGTAATTTTACCCATTTTCAAGGAGCTTGCTATGCAATATGGTTTATGGGAAACCACATTATCTATCTCATTAATTGTTTTTGTATTCGCGGTAACTTGGAGATTACCGAACATCATTACAGCATTAAAAGAGTGGAGAAAATAAATGACCCTACGCGAAACCTTATTATCCCAAACCCCAAAATTGAACCCGATTGAGATCAAAGGCACGACCTACTATGTACGGGATTTAACCGTTGGGGATATGAACAATCATCTTTATGGCATCAACGTATGGCTGAAAAAACAAGCGGAGATCGAAGGTTATGAATTACCTACGGAAGATGATGAAAACTTTGCGACAGCCTTAAGCGAGTTCGGGGCAAAATACCGCTTACCGCAATCAATTGCAGTACGTCTGTGTGATGAGAATGGTGAATTGCTGTTTGACCCGTTTAATGTCGATGATTTGAATGCGATTGCAAAATTAGATAACCAAGTCTTAATTGATTTCAACAATGGTTTAGGTGACCCAAAAAACTCACCGACCGCCGACGCTTCCAGCTAAATTTATCGCTGGCGTTAGGCAAAACTCTTGCTGAAATTGAAGCAATGCCCGAAAGACACTTGACGGAGTATGAGTTATTTTACCAAGAACAACCTTTCGGGCTTTGGCGTGAAGATTATCGTACAGCCCAAATATCACATTTACTGGCGATGATCAACCGAGATCCAAAAGGTGACAGCCCGAAATTATCAGATTTTATGCCCTTTCATCAGAAGGCAGAAGAAACGGAAGACGATGACGGTGGTGTGGCGGCGTATTTGGCGAGTAGGTAAAACAACGAACCCCTGACTATTGGCGTAGTACAGGGGTTCTTTCATTAACCATTGATAGAGAATGATTAACGAGATATGGGTAAGTATAACAAAACGAAACTAAAAATCCACTTAAAAGAGGGGTTAGAAATGGAAACAAATGCAAGTCCGATTATGCGTGGTGCAATCGCCTTTTCTATTGTGGTTATTGCTCTAGGGGTATTTGCTTTATGTATTACGCCTTTGGCAAATGTGTTAGTCGAATTATTAAAATAAAGGTATTTTTTACGTTAAAAATTTACAAAAAAAGCCTTGAAAATTACCGCTTGGTGCTTTATGTTTTGAATAGATTGATGGCAATATGGGAGGTTGAATATGAAAGCTATTTATAGCACGGTAAATTATACAATAAGCTCTTTATTTAAGATGTTTCTGTTATTTATAGTAGCTTGTTTTGCCATTTCCATGTTGATTTTTTCAATAAATGCAGCTCAACAAGATTTACCTATGTTTATTTTGTGTATGTTAAGTGGTGTTGCGATTATTTTCTCTCTTTGGGGATTATTAAATGGGTTGATCAAGTTTTGTGACTATCTATTAGCCAAAGAAGAGAAGAGAAAATGGAAACAAATTAATAAATAAACTAAGTAAATGGAAATTTTAAGCCACCTTTAAGGGTGGCTTTTTTATTGGAGAAAATTATATGTCATCAATAGCTAAATTAAATATTATTCTTGATTTAGAGGCTGCTAATTTTGAAAAAGGAATGTCTAAATCAGAACATCAAGCCCAACAATTTTCTCGTAAATTCCAAGTTGATATGGATAAGGCTACCAAATCAGCTAAACAGTTTGCTCAACGTACCACAGAATATTTAGAGAATATTGAAAATGCAGCTAAAAATATCAATAAAAACTCTAATTTTCAGTTTTTCACTACTCTTGGTGGATATGCTCAAGCGGCAAGTGGAAATATTATTAAATATGCAGATAGTTACACTGAACTTGGTAATAGAATTCGTTTGGTGACTAAGAGTAATGATGAGTTTGTCAAAGCTAATGCTGCAGTCTTTGATATATCACTTAGAACAAATCAAGCTATTTCATCAACATCACAAATTTATCAACGATTTGCCCAAAATGCGGATACGTTGAAAATTAGTCAACAGAAGATCTCCGAATTAACAGAAACGGTATCAAAGGCTGTAGCAATTTCTGGCGCAAGTAATGCCGCATCTGAAGCTTCTCTTACTCAGTTTGGTCAAGCGTTAGCATCTGGCATATTGAGGGGGCAAGAATTTAATTCTGTAGTGGAACAAACTCCTGCTTTAGCCAAAGCATTAGCTGATGGGTTAGGTGTCACGATAGCTGAATTGCGTAAAATGGCAAATGATGGCAAATTAACAACAGATGTATTAGTTAAAGGGCTGGAAAATGCTAAAAAAAGTGTCGATCATCAATTTAGCAGTAGAATTATTACTATTGGGCAGGCATTTACAAATTTGGAAACCAACATCACTAAATTTGTTGGGGAAATGGATCAAGCGATAGGTGCATCTCAAACATCAATATCCGTATTAAATGCTCTTGCTAAAAATGTAGATGTATTGGGAATCGGCGTTGCAGCACTAGCAACATCTTGGGGACTTTATCATACTCAAGGTTTTTTGAAATCTCGAGCTGCAATTTATGAACAAAATAAAGCTCTTAAAGCACAGAAAGTAGCACAAGCAACAGCTCTTGTAACTCAACGAGAAAAAATTGCAACCTTAGCTCAAGAAACTGCTGTAAGACTTGAAAACACAATGCAATCTTACAATGCTAATAAAGCTACAATGGAAGAAATTGCCGTTACTCAGCAACGAATTGCGACTGAAAAAGCTAAAATTGCGGTTGAAATGCAAGGTGTATCAAGTCGTGCCGAACGTATTGCATTAAGTACGCAGCTTAAAGCCTTGGAGCAACAGGAAATCCAGCTCGCACAACAAAAAATTGCAGTAGATAAACAACAGATCGCTACCAAACAAGCATTAAAAGTGGCTTATGCGGAAAATGCGATTACACAAAGTAGATTAACTGCAAGTACGGTTGCAAGTACCACAGCGACAACAGTTTATGGTCGAGCTGTTGCAGGTGTTAAAAATGAGTTGAACTTAATGAAAGCGGCAGCGTTGTCTAACCCGCTGATGACATTAGCAATGCTTGCAACGACAGCCGGATCTGCAATATGGATGTTGTCTGAAAATAAAAAAATGGCAAGGGAAGAAGCGTTACGCTATGCCGACAGTATCGATCAAGTTCGAACCAACCTAGAACAAATGACCAAAGTTCAGGTAGAAGCGGAACTTGTCAAAGTTAAGCGTTCACTGCAAGAACAAGAAGCTCACCTTGAAAGCCTTAAACAGAAACAAAGAGAGTTACAAGAATCCACACAACAAACGGTAGAGTATATCGGACAAGAATGGGGCGGTGCAGCAGTTGCTCATAAACGCTCTACTGAAGAGATAGAGAAAGCTCAAGAAGAGCTAAAATTAACCACCGCTGAAGTGGAAAAGGCTCAAAATCAACTCAACAAAACACTTGAAATTCAGCGTGATTTGCAGGCTCATATTCCTGTATCGGAGCTTAAAGACCGCTTCGCCGAGCTTTTCCCAAACATTGAACACTCTCAAATTAAAGTGGACGGTTTAAATGTCTCGATCGGTAATTTTTCAATGCAAATACCTGCTGCCACAGCAGATGCATTGAAGTTTGCCGGTGCAGTAGGAGAAGTGACTAAAAGTGCTATTCAAGCGGCTATCGCTATAGCTAACCTACCTATTGTTAAAGGTGGCGAAGTTATTGATCCTAAAAACCTCAAAATGATTGAGCAATTGGAAAGACGCAACGCCATTGCTCAAGCGAAAGGGAAAGATAAAATCGCATTACAGGTTAAAGATGCTTTACTTAATTCAGGAATGAAAGAAGGTGAGGCAGGCTATCAGCGACTGAAAGAAGCATACGAACAACAATTTGCTCAACAGGCTTCAAGCGGTGGCAAAACACGATCAGGTGCAGATTATCGCAAAGACTTTGAAAGTTACTTTGACGATCTGAAGAAAACCAATGCTGATACCCTAAAAAATATTGATGTGAGTAGAGCTAACTCGCTGGAAAAACTCAATAAATTAATCAAAGCTGGCGTTGTTTCACACGAAGAAGCAGAAGAGGCAAAAACACTTATTACCCAACGTTATTTACAAGAACGTGAAGAATTGGCGGAACGTTACGCACCGCATTTATCTGCTAAAAACAAAATGCAACGTGAGCTTTATGATATTCAACAGTTGCAGTCGGTAGGGGCATTATCGAATATTGATGCAAGGAATGCTAGTGATAGAGCTAAATTTGAGTATGCTCAAACAGCGGGGCGAAATGCGGTATCCGTGCAAGATCAGGTTAAGGGCATCTACGATCCTTTACAAGATATTGCTAACCAACAGGCCCAAGAACTAGCACAGCTTGATGCATTTCATCAGACGCAGTTACTTAAGGAAGAAGAATTTCAAAAACTCAAACAGCAAATTATTGAGCGTTATGCGAATGATAAATTTCAAACCGAAATGCAGAAATATGCGGACGGCTTGAATACACTAGGTTCAGCTTTTGGGGATTTAACCTCGGTGATTGAGCAAGCAGGAGGCAAACAATCTGCCGCTTATAAAGCAATGTTTGCGATACAAAAATCCTTTGCGATTGCCGAAGCGACAATCAATGTTACTCGTGCTGCGAGTCAAGCGATGGCAGATTGGTCAAAAATGGATGCGGCATCTAAGTTTGCCGCCGTAGCAGGCGTGATGTCTCAAGGTATGGCATTAGTCGGACAAATCCGTAGTGTTGGTTTCTCTAGTGGCGGCTATACAGGCGATGGCGGCAAATACACCCCAGCCGGTATTGTCCATAAAGGTGAATATGTCATCACCAAAGAAGCAACTGCTCGTCTTGGCTTGGATTACCTGAATTATCTCAATTATGGCAAACGTGGTTTTGCCAGTGGTGGCGGTGTTGGTGTGCCAAGAGTGCCGAGTACGCCTACGCATTTTGGCGGATCGCAAAATGTGACCGTGACGGTAATTAATAACGGCAAACCGACATCAGCCGAAGTGGAAACCAAAAAAGACGGTCAAGATTTAGCGATTGCCGTGAAGTTAATGGAACAGATTGCAGATGGTGTTTATCGTCGCAATCAAACACGCGATCTGCGTAGTGGTGGAGCGTTAAATAGATAAGACCCTTAGAAACTCTCTAAGGGTATTTTATTATAAGGTGATCTATGACATTACAAGTACTCCCATTTTGCCCACAACCAAATTACACCGTGGAAAGTGAACCACGCAGAAAGGTGAATAAATTTGGTGACGGCTATCAACAGCGAATGGTTGATGGATTAAATCCATTGCAACGTAAATTTTCATTAAGTTTTAACCTACGACATACACAAGCGGTTGAATTGTTGCAATTTTTTGCTAATCACGGCGGTGTAAATGCCTTTCAATTTAGGGAACGGCCCAAAACGCCACTAATTAAAGTGGTGTGTCCGAAATGGTCGCAGACAGTAGGTAAAACCCATACGTTGATCAACTGCGAATTTGAAGAAGTCGTGTAACCCATGAATAAAACAATCCCAACCCGATCAGAAATGGTCGGGTTTTTTATTATCTAAATTTTACAAAAGGACAAATTATGCAATTAGCAAACCCTGAAAATTTTAAACAGTTCATTCAAATTAAAGACCGCAAAGCAGTTACCACATCAGAGATTGTGGCAAAAGTATTTGGCAAATATCATCACCATGTTATCCGTGATATTCGTGAAATTCTTGAAAATGGTGACGAGGAATTTAACCGAACCAATTTTGGTTTGGTTGAATATATCGACAAAAAGGGTGAAAAACGCCCAATGTTCGAGATGACCAAAGACGGCTTTATGTTGCTGGTAATGGGCTACAAAACCAAGAAAGCAATGGCGATTAAGATTTCTTACATCAAAGCCTTTAATGCAATGGCGGAACAAGTGAGTCAACATGGCTTAACCTTACTTGAACAATACTATCAAGCTATCGGCGAACACAAAGCCGAAAAACAGCTGGCGAGCTTTTGTGGTAAAGCCTTAAACGAATGGAAAGGCAAAAAGCCAGTATTAGAAGGTGTGATCCGCATTATGGAAGATAAAATGCAAATTGAGTTGCCCCTATTGGCGGCTTAATAACCCAAAACAAACCCCGAAGCGTTAGCAGCACTTCGGGGTTTTTATATCCACTTACAGCACTAAGAGGACATAAACTGAATGAATTTTAATATAGAGGTAGCAAAAATGCTAGAAGTTATTTCAAAAGATGCGACCGCTCGCCGTTTTGCTTACGTTGTTGTTATTTTAAGTTTTATTTTTGGAATGGCGTGGGTGTTACCTAACCTGATCAATGCAATTCGTGGTTAGCATTGATAACCAAACCTTTTTTATTGGAGGAACTGAATGCCCAAAGCCCTACCCCAAAAAATGGCAAACGAACTGCCAAAACTGGAACAAAATGCCTTGATTGAACTGTGGGAAATTGATTTAAGGCATATCAGCAGTAACAGCACCCCAGCACAAAAAGGGGAGTTATTACGTTTTCACAATGGCTTAAATCAAGGTCAGCAGAATGTTTGGTGGCAAGGTAACGAATACCAAGCCTATCCAATTAATGCGGACGGTTTTGAAATTAGCGGTCAAGGGCCGAGTAACCGACCGACTTTGACAATCTCAAACTTGTACGGCATTGTCACCGCTTTAGCCGCAGATTTCGGACAAGGAATTGGGGCAAAAGTGACCCGTCGTTTAGTCTATGCACAATTCCTTGACGCTCGTAATTTCCCTAACGGACGAAATCCACAAGCCGATCCGACACAGGAAAGTGTGAGTTTATTCATCATTGAGCAGTTAAAAAGCCTAAATGATGAAGTAGCGACCTTTGAGCTGGCTTTACCCGCAGAAACAGATAATGCTCGCATACCGTTGTTGATGATTACATCAGATACCTGTATTTGGCAATATCGCTCTGCGGAGTGTGGCTACACAGGCGGACCTGTTGCCGATGAAAAAGATAACCCGACAACCGATCCGAAAAAAGACGCTTGTTCCCACTGTTTGCGTGGTTGCAAGCTGAGATTCGGGGCTAACGCCATTTTACCATTTGGGGGCTTTCCAAGTACAACGCAGTATGGGGCTTAATATGACGCTTGAAGAAAAAATCATTGCTCACGCCAAACGCTCAGAACCGCACGAAAGTTGCGGTTTTGTCGTTTCTAAGGACGGTGAGTTGCGTTATTTTCCTTGTGAAAATTTGGCTGTCGATCCGATTAATCATTTTGAAATTTCACCTGATGATTGGATTCGGGCGGAAAGCGTGGGCGAGATTGTGGCGGTTGTTCATTCTCACCCTGATTCAGACACGGAAAAGGGCTTTCCGTATTTATCGACGGCTGATCGTGAATGCCAAGTGCGGTTAAATTTGCCGTTTTGGTTGGTTTGCGATGGCAATTTGCAAAAATTCCGCCCCATCGCACCGCTTGTCGGACGTCCGTTTGAGAATAACAAGCAGGATTGTCGCAATATCTTACTTGATGCCTATATGTTGTCGGGATTGGATTTGCCCGATGATGTGACCTATGAATTTGAATGGTTTAAATCAGGCAACTTGTATGAAGAAAACTTGCTCCGCTTTGGCTTTGAGCGGTTAGATTTTGAAGAACAGCCCCAGCTTGGCGATATTGTGTTACTGCAAATTGGTAGCGATGTGGCTAATCACGCAGGCATTTACCTTGGTAATCAAATGATGTTACATCACAGCGAAGGGCGATTATCTGCCCGTGTGCCTTATGACGGCGCTTGGTTACAACAAACGCACAGTATTTGGAGATACCCGAAATGGTCAGAGTTAAATTTTACGGCAATCTTAAACGATTTGAGCCTAACGAACCGATAGTGCTTGAAGTCAGTTCCTTTAAAGAGCTGATGAGCGGACTACTCAGTCAGATTCAAGGTTTGAGTCAACATTTGCGGAAAGGCTATTACAAAGTCCGAATCGGAAAACGCTATTTAAGCGAAGAGCAGATAAAAACCAATCCTACAATGACACTTGCAGATGATTGCACTGTACATTTTACGCCTGTGGTGGCAGGAGCAGGGAAATCGGGTGTCCTTAGTATTGTTGCTGGTGCATTTTTAATTGGTGCCGCCTTTATGCTTGGTCCAATGGGATTCGGAATGGTTCAAGGGATGACTGCGATGATGATGGGAAGTATGGGAGCTAGTCTTTTATTAGGAGGGGCGATGCAAATGCTTGCTCGTCCACCAGATATGAACACGAAATTAAGTGATAGCGAAAAACAGCAAAGCACATCATTCTCAAACATTCGCAATCTTACCCCTCAAGGCAGACCGATTCCGTTGCTTTACGGAAAAATGATGACAAGTCTTATCTTGATTTCGCAGGGTATTGATACCTTTGATGATATATCGCAAGGTACATAAAAAACAAAACCCCGAACACTCGCAATGTTCGGGGCTTTTCATTCCTATTAAGAACGATTTAAAAGGAACGACAATGGAAGATATTTTAAAACTAATTTTACCTTTATTCAAGGAATTAATGATGAAACATTCGATTTGGTCGATAGCCTTTGCAGTATCTATCCCAATCTTATTTTGGGTATCAGCGGATCTACTACGAGCAATTATTGAGTTGATTAAATTGCTATCCATCTGAACTGGTGAAATAAAGATTGCGGTTTATCCGTAAAAAAACAAACCCCGAACACTCGCAATGTTCGGGGTTTTTTATTCCCAACTTTCCATAACAAAGAGGAAATAAACTGAATGAATAACAAATTTAACAAATGGAGAACTTCCAAATGCAGATAGATTTTAACCTAATGGAGGGGATTTGTAAAATGTTAGAAGTGATTGATAAATCGGACAAAGCGAGAAAATTTGCTTATGTGGTTTTGTTTTTAGGTTTCATTTTGGGAACATATTGGCTTGCCCCTAATTTTTTGAAAGCCGTTGCAGATTTCATCTTGACCCTGAAAAATGCCTAACTAACAGGCGTATTGCTACGCCTGATTTACCCTTTACTGTTGTTCAATTGGTTGATTTTGTAGTTGTTCAACTGCTAATTTAATCAGTTGATTTTGTGGAATGTTTCGTTCACGGGCAAGTTGTTCAATTAGAGCGATGGTTTCCACACTGAGTTTATATGACTTTGCTTTTACACCACGCTTTTCATCTGAGCGAGCTTTTATTTCATTGATTGACAATTTCATTATTTTTCCCCATAATTTGAAGAACTAGGGGAGGCTGGTCCCCTAGTAAGTTATCAGATTACTAAACTGGCAAGGACCAGAGTAACAAAATGATAACTAGGATAATGTATTTAAACATTTGATTATCCTCTTCAAGCGTGAGGATTAAGCCTCACACTCGCTTTCAGTCCGTGTTAAATTTCCTAGGTCTAACTACTGAAAGCGAGGTTATTATAGTTCGGTACACCGAATAAATCAAGTATTATTTTAGAAAAGCCTACATTTTTCGGAATGTGGGCTTTTTATTTGCCCCCCAAAACTTCAGAGCAGTATTGAGTTAATGGCAACAAACAACAGCAAAAAAATTATGCTGTTTACTAGGCTTATCAGAAATGGTAAGCCTTTTTTATTTGACAAATAAAAAACAAACCCCGAACGACTGCAATCGCTCGGGGTTTTAATTTACCCCTTATACAAGTTTAGCAACTAAGGAGCAATTTTGATTAAGTATACACCAAAACATCAAGTAAAGGTAGGTGGAAAAATGAGTAAAGAAGGTGCTGATAAAGTTGGGAATAAATTAGCAAATGCGGTATTGATTTTGGCAACTTGTTTGGGAATTAGTGCGTTAATGATTGCATATTCTTATTTGATGTAGTAGTATCTATCCCATAGGTGTCGAAACCTACACGGCGGTTAGTCCGCAAAACCTAAAATCCTTTGCGGTTTTTTTATATCTAAAAATTGTACTCTTTTGTTTGTTGCCAGCAAATCATAAGAGATTTAGATGTTGAAAAGGTAAAATTTATTTCAATGATCGAGTGGGCGACTAATACAATACCGAAAGGGAATACGTCCAGCCTGCCGTAGGCTTTCGAACCACTCGATCACCCTATTCACTAGGGTAAATCTTAATTTCGAAAATTAACGGAGTGACTTATGTCAAATCAAATCTCTACTCAAACAATCTCTTTCAACAACCAAGCCTTAATTACATTCGAGCAAAACGGTACACGTTACACTGCTATGAAGCCAATCTGTGAAAATATTGGTTTAGCTTGGGAACCACAATTATTAAGAATGAAGCGTGATGATATTCTTAGTTCAACTATGATCATCACGATCATAGTTGCTGAAGATGGAAAAAATAGAGAAATGGTCTGCTTACCAATCGAATATCTTAATGGTTGGTTATTCGGCATTGATATTAAACGCTGTAAACCTGAAATTCGTGAAACGTTGATCAAATACAAAAAAGAATGTTATCAAGCATTACACGATTACTGGTTTAATGGCAAAGCCGAACGCAAAACAACCACAGACGAACGCACAGGCTTACGACAAGCAGTCAGTGCTTTAGTCAGTAAAAAAGGGCTGCTCTATTCCGATGCCTACTCACTTATTCATCAGCGTTTCAATGTTGAGCATATTGACGAATTAACCCCTGAACAAGTCGGAATGGCGGTGGAGTATGTTCACAAAATTTATCTTGAAGGCGAGTTGATTATTGATGAGCCAAAACAGAATATTGCTACACCAAATGATGAGGCAGTAAGGATCGCCAAATACCTAGTAAGAGCCAGAGCCTTTGCAAAAGAAGTCGAAGTATTTCATCGTAAACTGTACGAAGATTTAGGCATTTCTCGCTATGTTAAAAACGATATTGCAGGAAAAGCCTACGACATCGCACACGAATTTAACGTATGGCTTGATCCTTTTATTGAGCAAGCATTACCACAACTTAATCAACAACGATTAGCAAGATTTTAA